ATCGCGCAGATGGACTACACCTACACGATGTTCGATGTGAACATGGTGCCCATCGAGGCGACCATGGACCTCGCCATCATGCGGATGTACCTGCCGACCTCTTCCAGTGCCGACATTGTTAATCCACTGGTGACCCAGTTCGGCCAGACCGGGAACGTGACCTTCCCCTATGCACCGGGCGCGACGTTCAACTCGCAAAAGGGTGTGGTGCAGACCAAGGGCACCATCGGTGGCGTATCTCCAGCTGGGGTGTGGCTATGACGATTCTCAACGGCTCGCGTTACTACGGACAGCCGGTGCTGTCGATACCTATTGCCAGTGGCTACCAGGCGACAAACACCACGGGTGCGGCGGTGACCAGGGTGCCCACGGTGTTCGGTCCTCCTCCACCCATGACCAACTCCTTCATCTTCTACACGGTGAGGGAAGGCGACCGGCTCGACAACATCGCAGGCAAGGTCTTCGGTGTTCCCGACTACTGGTGGAAGATCGCCCAGGCCAACCCTGAGGTGTTCTATCCCGAAGTGCTCGTGCCTGGTTCCATCATCAGGATCCCCACTGCATGACCGTTGTCTCGGGTGCGTACCCGGTCTTCGATCCTGGCGGGCGCGCCGTTCAGAAGACGGTGAACTCGGTCAAGGTGATGATGGGCGAGAACATGCATGACACCGCCATCATCACCCTGCGCGATGAGAACATGGATCGCCCGGAGCTACAGCCAGGGACGCCGGTCAAGATGAACTATGGCTGGATGACTGTGGACACCGACTGGTTCTACGGCTACATCGATCACATCGAGACCCATTACGACCGGTCACTCCCCCAGGGTGCACAGTACGAAGACGTGGTCTGTCTTGGCACGAGCTACACCATGAAGGATCCCTGGGTGGGCTCGTGGACCAACGTGCGGTGCTCCTCCATCGTGCAGCAGATCGCCCAGACGTACTATCTGGCGACACTGCTGGAGACAGATGACTACGTCTGGCCTCAGCTGGCGAGCCCTGGTGTGTCAGCTTGGCAGTACCTCGTGATGCTGGCGAAGAAGCTGGGCTACAGCCTGGCGGTCAACAAGAGCCTGCTGCGTTTCGTTTCCATCGACACGGCCATGAAGGCCAACTGGGCCAGCATGCCGGTGTTCCGTAGTCGTAACACCGCCCCTACTTATCTGACCCAGACCATCGGTACCTTCCAGGCCCTCCAGGGCGAGACTGCGCCCATTCCCGGTCACACCAAGGCGGTACGGACCATCGCTGGTCTGGACCTGAAGAGTGGCAACGTCATCGGTGCCATAGACGACACCAGTAGCCTGCAAGGCAACCTGCTCGGGACCGGTGCGGTGTATCCCTTCTTCGGAGAGCAGGTCTCCGATCAGGTGGTGAACAGCCAGGGCACAGCCCAGGCGACGCTGGCCGGGATGACTCAGTGCAACCGTTGGGTCTATCAGGCCACTGCCAACCTGAGCGGGCTGACCACGGTGAGGCAGGGCACGCCCCTCATCCTCAATGGTATCGACTCCAACAACGACGGCATCTGGTGGGTGCAGGAGGTCACCCACAAGTTCTCCACGCCTGGCTACACCATGGATGTGTGCCTGGGACGTGACAGCCTGGGTGACAACGGGACACGTCCCATTCAAGGGACGGCGGTGGCCTACACCCCGAACAATCCCTTCGTCTACATCGCCAACAACAACCCGCCCACGGTGCTGCTCCGCAATCGCTGGCGCGCCCAGAATCAAATGAACGTCTATGTCACTGGTTAGTCCGCCCGTAACCACGCTGCCTGGTGTGTATGCCGCCAAGGTGTACAACACCAACGACCCTCTGCACCAGGGTCGGATCCAGATGATCGTGCCCCAGGTCTACGGCGTCACGCCCATGACCATCTGGGCTCCTCCTCTATCCACGAGCGCCACGGCACCCAAGATCGGTGGCGTGGTCTGGTGCTTCTTCCAAGGTGGCGACCCGGCGCACCCGACGTACCTGCCTCAGACCTCGGGAGGCGGCGGCACAGCTGGCCCGCCAGGACCGACTGGGCCAGCAGGCCCTCCTGGACCACAGGGTATTGCTGGCCCGGTCGGAGCTACCGGTCCCCAGGGGCCTATCGGTCCAGCTGGCGCGTCGGGAGCCCCAGGCCCTACCGGCCCGCAAGGTCCAGCTGGTACGGCCACACCATCAGTCAACCTGCGCTGCTATCGCACCGCCGCCTGGAACGTGCCCACTGCGGTCACTGCCATACCGTGGGACACCGTTCAGTGGGACACCAATAATGGATTAAACAAGACGACGGGTGTCTATACAGTCCCTGTTGCAGGTCGTTACAAGGTGTACGCGCAGGCTTATGTTGCATCGACAGCAACGAGCCAGATCTTGGATCTCTGGGTTCAGTATAACGGTGCAGCAACCAATCAATCCTATTCGTATTACTCCACGGCTGCTTCAATGTGGATGTATGCTCAGGCTGAGGACACTGTCCAGTGCAATGCGGGTGATACTCTAGCTGTAGGGGCTCAGTTCACTGTTGCTGCGGCATTAAACGCATCCTCTTACAACAGCTACATGACCATCGACCTGATGGGCGGTGGCGGGCCAACCGGCGCAACAGGACCGGTAGGACCGACAGGTCCGATAGGTGTGACCGGTCCCACGGGGCCGACTGGTGCGGCCTCGACGGTGCCTGGACCCACGGGTCCGGTGGGGGCTACTGGACCAACTGGTGCCACTGGACCGACAGGCGCAGCCTCGACTGTGCCTGGGCCTACCGGTGCTACGGGACCAACGGGTCCGGTGGGAGCGACCGGTGCGACGGGCTCGACTGGACCCACGGGTCCGCAAGGTGTCCCAGGTACAGCTACTCCTACCATCAACTTGCGAGCACATCGGTCTGCTGCTTATACGCTTACGATTACCTCGGGCACGATCATCCCAATGGATGTTGTGGATTGGGACACGAACAGTGGTTACAACGCAACGACAGGCGTGTACACCGTTCCCGTCGCAGGTCGATACCAAGTCTCTTTCCAGATTTCTGCTATTTCGACGGCAGCTAGTCAACAGCTTGTGGTGGCGGTATACCACAATGGAGCCCCCGGTCCTGAGCAGTCCATGTATGCCATTGCCTCCGGCCAGAACATGTGGCCTCAGGCAATAGACACGCTTCTCTGTAATGTCGGAGATACCATCACTGCCGTTGCTTGGTGTAGCACGGCCATTGCTGCCAATGTCCAGTGGACGTACTTCACCATTGACCTAGTTGGTGGTGGAGGTCCGACTGGTGCCACTGGTCCAACAGGACCGGTAGGCGCGACGGGAGCTATTGGTCCAACTGGGCCAACCGGTGCAGCGAGCACGGTGCCGGGACCGACTGGCCCCCAGGGTGCTGTTGGTCCCACGGGCTCGACTGGTCCGACCGGATCCACGGGAGCTATGGGGCCTGGCGGTGCCATGGGACCGACCGGTGCCACTGGCCCCACTGGCCCGACCGGAGCCACCGGATTGACAGGAGCCGTAGGCCCAACCGGAGCCACTGGGCCTACCGGGGCCACCGGGGCTACTGGGGCTCAGGGAAATATCGGCCCAACAGGACCGACCGGAGCCACTGGCGCGACCGGCCTGACCGGTGCTACAGGTGCTGTTGGGCCAGCAGGACCGACCGGCCCGACCGGGGCTGCCTCCACGGTGCCAGGGCCAACAGGGCCTGCTGGTCCCACGGGCGCGACCGGAGCTACCGGTGCGGTAGGAGCCACAGGTCCAACCGGCCCAACCGGAGCCACTGGCTTGACCGGTGCTCAAGGTGCTACTGGTCCGACCGGAGCCACCGGAGCAGCTGGGGCGGTTGGTCCAACCGGTCCTGTTGGTCCGACAGGAGCTACCGGGGCGACCGGTGCGGTAGGCCCTGCGGGGCCGACAGGGGCCACTGGTGCCACTGGAGCCCAGGGAGCAGTCGGCCCCACCGGTCCTGCTGGAGCTACCGGAGCTACGGGTGCAGTCGGCGCGACCGGTCCTGCTGGGACCACTGGCCCCACCGGGGCTGTCGGT